GGAGAGCTTGCCGAGCAATACATGATGCGCACAGGCATGGCGCTGCCGATGGATGCATGGCATGGAAGCCCGCATCGTTTCCCGCCGACCAAAAAGAATCCGCTGGGTGAGTTCGATCCGACAAAGATTGGAACTGGTGAGGGTGCGCAGGCTTATGGTCACGGACATTATCTGGCTGAAGCTAGAGGAACGGGAGAGGGTTATGCAAAAAATCTTGCTAACCGTGACATTGCCAATCAGGGAAGACTAAACGCTCATGCAAACGCTCAACGATTAGCGTCGCTTGCTGGTGATCCAAAATATGCTGCTGATGACGTTCGTTTTGTATTAACAAACGAGCCAGATCATCCTCAAAAAGAACTTCTTCAAAAGACATTGGCTTTTTTAGAAAGCGGAGATTTTGCAAAGCCACTTGAATTAAAAGGCCACATCTACAAAGTAGACCTTCCCGACGAGCATGTTGCGAAGATGATTGATTGGGACAAGCCATTCAGCCAGCAGCCCGCAGAAATCCAAGACATCATGAGGGGAAGGCTATCCGCCGAGGATATGTCCATTGCTAAGAAATACGATTCCCCCGGCAGTGTTTTGTATCAGATGATTGCTGCTTCAGATGAGGCGAAGGATGTGACCGCCGCATATCCCGGCGCAGAGCAGGCCAGCCAATACCTGAGAGAGCGCGGCGTCCCCGGCGTCAAGTATCTCGATGAAGCAAGCCGCGATGCAGGAGAAGGCACCAGCAACTTCGTAGTCTTCCCCGGCAACGAGGACATCCTGACCATCAAGGAGCGGATGAAGAAAGGCGGTGCAGTCCGCAAGGCTGGTGGCGGTGTTGCTCGTCGCTTGGCAAAGTATGCAAAGGGCTTTGAGCCAAATAAGAAGACAGAAATCTTTATTGGCGAGAAATCAAAAATATGGGACGAGCCTGCTGCGGCAAAGGCTGTTCAGCTTGAGAAGGCTGGAGTTGCTCCTGCAGATATCTGGAGGCAGACTGGCACGTTCCGTAGTCCTGATGGTTCGTTGCGTCAGGAGATATCTGACGTAGGGTCTAAGTTCCGTGGCGAGAAGGAGATGAGGGAGCTTGCTGATTCGATGAAGCAGCAGGAGGTAGACATCAAGGGAAGGATTGCTGAGAGCAAGCTTTACCCTGATCTATTCCCGAAGCAACTGACCGCAGCGCAGAAGGATATGCGGCAGCAAGCGAAGGACATCAAGGAACGCAGGACGATGGAGGGTGGACCTGAATATAGAGTCGAGCGGGGGAATCGTGCGGAGTTTGCCCTTGAGCATCCTGAGCTTTATAAAGCCTATCCGAACCTTTCTGGAATGGATGTTCTTCAGGGCGGACGCTCTGGCTCAACCAAAGCTTCATACCTAGAGGGAATTGGGGGCAGCGATCCGGGGCTAGTTAATGTTTACGATCTCGGACTAAGAGATAATCCTCGATCCAGTGCTGTTCATGAAATGCAGCACGCCATTCAAGGGATCGAAGATTTTGGTCGAGGCGGTAATCCGGAGATGGCCTTCCAGCACAAAGAGGCTCATGAAATTCTGAATGATCTGAGAAAGCAAGCCCTTGAGCCTACGCCATACGAAGAGTATGTCAAAAGTGCTGGCCTTGAATCTTTGCCGCTTGGCGATGCAATGAAAATATACGAGGAATACAAAAAAGCTATTCCTAAAGTGGCAAAGCAGATGGACAGGGAATTTCAAACTCAAGCAGCTAACCTTTACTATAAAAGACTTGCTGGAGAGGCTGAAGCTAGAGCAGCGCAAAACCGTATCGACCTAACTCCTGAGCAGCGTCTTGAAAACTTTCCTCTTGGTGATAATGAAGGTAATGTTGGCTATGACGTTGCGCCCGAAGACATTATTGTCAAGCGCAGGGCTAAAGGTGGCCGCGTATCTTTAGATGCGATGAGGCTTGCGGTAGGTGGAAGCATTGCTGGCGAGATTGCAAAGAAGGCCGCAAAGGCATTAAAGCCTGCTGATAAGGCGGATGTAAGAAGCACAATACCCAAGATACTTCCTGAGCCTAAAAAGGCATCAAAGGCTTTTGAGCAGTTCCTTGGCGAAAGGGTTGCCTTGACTGCCCCCGCCGACAGAATGGTTGCAATACCCGGTCCCGGATCAAAGAAGGGTGGCCCGCTTTTCCCTTGGTTATCTACCGTTGACCCAGCTTATGAAAATGTCGTGTGGGCAAATAAAGGTAAGGCAGCAGCTTCGAAGATGGTCAATTTGCAGAAAGAGTTTCCGGGCGTGATATTCACTCCTCAGATTGGTTCTGCGCAAATGCACCGATCCAATCAAGTTGTTTACGACGACATACGCAAGGCATTCAATAGGGCTGTAAAAGAGGGTAGGCTGACTCCTGAGTTGCGTGATGCATACAATGAGCGACTGACAAACCAAAAGTTTTACATGGATGAGGCTGGACGGCCTTTGTTTGATGAAGGCTTTGATGTATCGACATCGAATCTATTTAATGAGGGCAATACATTTACAAGAAGGGCCGCTATCGCTGAAGTTTTGGGTGGCGAAGGTGTTGGAGGGAAGAAGGGGCGGATTATTGATTACGACAAAATAATCTCTAAATCAACTGAGCCTATGCTTGCTGACGCACCAACTGGATCGGTTGGTCCAAGAGCATTCCAAATATCAGGCGATACTTCATTCCGCCCTGACTTGCATCGTGCATTTCCGGAAATGATTCATGGCGCGGATGTTGGAGTTCATTACGAGATGACTCCTAGAGAACTTTTGATGCATGACTTTGTAAGTCGCATTGAGAAAGCAAAGGGCAGAAAGCCCGGAGTGATGGATTGGGATAGAAACAAAGTTACCCAAGAAATTGATAGGGAGACTTTGCAGCGACTTGAGGATGCCGGATACAAAAAAGGCGGTCAGGTCAAGCGCATAGCAGAAGGCGGATCAATTAAAGCTTCACCATCAAAGCCCGGACAAGAATTCTTGGGCAGGTTAGGTCAGACCGCTGAAAGGCTTGGTATTAAGCTTGAGGAGGCAATGAAAATTGTCGGTCAGGAAGGCAACAGTCCTATCAAGTCATTCCTGATGAACATGGTTGTGTCTGAGCCTCTGAAATCTGCTGGGACTGCACTTCAGGACTACACCGGAACACCCAGAGATGCGACGGAAGACTATCCGTATCGCAGGCTATTATCTGGTAGCGGAATGACAACAAGCATCGATCCGAGGGCTGTTGATGTTGCGTCGTTTGCTGCTCCTGTTGCTAGTCGAGTTTCTAACGCCATCAAGCATTTGCCGACTGATGTAATGAAGGCAGCGACCGCTGCTTATGGCCCGCAGGCGACTGCCTCTCATGTCATAAAGCCGAAGGGTGGTAACTGGCTGGCTGGTGGCATTGAAGACAGATTGAAAGAGCTTAAACGATTCAGCGCCATAAACTTTGGTGGCGGAAGGACTAACGAGAACGAAGTCAGCGCGTTGAATAACTGGATTGATAAGCAGCTAACGCGATACATCAAAAACGATATGGGAACTCCTGAGGACCCTATCAGAGCTTTGGCTGAGAAGGGTAATATCCACTTCAATCCCACTGCGGTTAATGATCCGGATGATCCGCTTCTGTCGATTTTTCAAGCTTCCGACGCATCGAAGCTTATGGCGAAGAGAGTTGGTGCTGGAATGCCAGCAAAGGGAATGGGGCAAAGCGAGGCCGCAAAGAATTGGGAAGACATCACCGATAGGTCGATCAAGCCTGCATCGGCAGGCTCTTATGTCCACGGCTCCCTTGATGAAGATATCGTCGCCCAAAACCCTTGGCTGAAGAAAGTCGATCCTGAAGCCGAGGTCTACTACGCTACAGGTTTGCCAAGGGATGTTCACTTTGACCACTTGGTTGATGAGCTTAAAAACGCCATTAACCCGCGATCAGGCTTGCCAAAAGAGCTTCAGTTGAGGCCGGAATCTTTGGATAGGCTGTCAGTCCAGCAGGCTGTTGAGCGAGTGGCAAAGATCAATGAATGGAGGGCTGCACAGAAGGCTGAGGCTGATCTTGTTAGGGCGAACAATCCAGCGACCGTTACGTTCAAGGAATATCCCGAAGGTTATCGGTGGGCAGAACTGAAGACACCGGATATGCCCACTGGAATTCCTAAAGGATGGTCTGAGCCTGTAATGAAGGGCAATTCGCTGAGAACCGTATCGCCGGATGGTGATGTCGTTCTTGGTGCTGACCTGCCAAGTCTTATAAAGAATATCTACACTCGACACCCTGAGACTTCTGGTAATCCAAGTAGGGCGCTTGAAGATGCTCTGAAATACGAAGGCGAACAGATGGGCCACTGTGTTGGTGGTTACTGCCCTGATGTTGAGGAAGGCAGCAGCAGAATCTACAGCCTTCGTGATTCTAAAGGCCAGCCGCATGTGACGATTGAGGTAAAACCTCCGCAGGATGTTTCTGAAGAATTGCAATACAAATACAAAGACAAAATTAATAATAAACTTATGGATTATATAATTGATAATCCAGATGCAGATAGGGACGTTGCATTAAATCATGTACTGTCGCAATTACAAAAATATTTGCCTTCTAGCATCCATCAAATTAAAGGCAAAGGAAACAAAAAACCTGCCGACAAATACCTGCCGTTCGTTCAGGATTTTGTTAGAGGCGGTCAATGGAGTGATGTTGGTGATTTTCAAAATACCGGATTGGTGAGAATTGATACAGAAAGTGATCTGGCCGCAAAAATAAAAGCGGCTGGAGCGGAAGCGCAGAATTATGTAACGCAAGACGAATTGACGAACCTGCTGAAGCAATATGGTGATCCAAACAACATGAAAAATGGCGGAAGAGTAAAATCCGCTCCATCACTGGACGCCATGCGTCTTGCCACACTGAATAAACAGAGGAAGCGCAAATATGGCTGAGATGCCAATTGATCCTGAATTTAACCGGTTCATCGAAGGGATAAGCGACTTGCCTGATGACATTGACGTCGAGGTCGAGGTCGAGGATGGTGAGCAAGAGCTTGAGGAGCTTGCTGATGGCTCTGTAGTCGTCACGGTAGGTGAGGATGAGGCCGAGGATGACGATGACTTCTATGGCAATCTGGCTGAGAAGGTTGACGCATTCGATCTGGACAAGATCGCCATCCGCTACTTCGACCTGATCGACAAGGACCGCGACGCAAGGGAAGAGCGCGACAAGAAATACGAGGAAGGCTTGCGTCGGACGGGTATGGGTAATGATGCCCCCGGTGGCGCTTCATTCTCCGGCGCTTCGAAGGTTGTGCATCCGATCATGGCCGAGGCTTGCATCGACTTCGCTGCCCGCGCCTCGAAGGAGATGTTCCCGCCTGAGGGTCCGACAAGGATCAACATCGTCGGTGAGACTAACGACGAGAAGGAAGAGATTGCCAGCCGCAAGCGCGACTACATGAACTGGCAGTTGACCGACCAGATCGAGGAGTTCCGTGACGAGCAGGAGCAGTTGCTGACGCAGTTGCCGCTGGGTGGCAGTCAGTTCCTGAAGCTTTATTGGGACGACCAGAAGAAGCGTCCGGTCGCTGAGTTCATTCCGATTGACAACATTCTGCTGCCCTATACGGCGGCGAACTTCTACACAGCCCAGCGCGTGACCGAGCAGCAGGACATCTCGGAGTGGGAGTTCAAGAACCGTGTGTCGCGTGGCCTGTATATCGACTCCAGCTACATCAAGTCAACGATGGAGCCGGAGCAGACTGCAGCAGCCAAGGCGAACGAGAAGATTGAAGGCAAGAAGTTCCAAGACGCCGACGATGTGCCGCGTCGCGTGTATCACATCTACACATGGCTGGAGCTTGAGGATGACCCGAAGACGAAGGGTGAGTCCGCTCCATATATCCTGATGCTTGATGAGGCCGACAACAGCACTCTTGGCCTGTATCGCAATTGGGAGGAAGAAGATACGACGATGCAGAAGATGGACTGGATCGTAGAGTATAAATTCATTCCGTGGCGAGGTGCGTATGCGATTGGCCTGCCCCACCTTATTGGTGGTATGTCTGCTGCTCTTACTGGCGCTCTTCGTGCTTTGCTTGATAGTGCGCACATTAACAATGCGGCCACTATGCTCAAGCTCAAGGGAGCCAAAATCTCCGGACAGTCCCAGCAGGTCGAAGTCACTCAGGTCGCGGAGATTGAGGGCGCTCCGGGAGTAGACGACATCCGCAAGATTGCGATGCCGTTCCCGTTCAATGCGCCAAGCCCTGTGCTGTTCCAACTGCTTGGCTGGCTGTCGAGTGCGGCCAAAGGTGTTGTGACCACGGCGGAAGAGAAGATTGCCGACATCAACAGCAATGCGCCGGTAGGCACGACGCAGGCTCTAATCGAGCAGGGTGCGGCTGTATTCTCCAGCATCCATGCCCGCATGCATAACTCGCAGCGCCGCCTACTGATGATCCTGCAGCGTATCAACCGCTGGTATCTGGATGAGCAGAAGCGCGGCGACGTTGTGATTGATCTGCCGATCAGCAAGGATGACTTCAAGCGCAACACGGACATCCTGCCGGTATCTGACCCGCACATCTTCAGCGAGACGCAACGGATGGCCCAGACGCAGGCTGTGCTTGCGCTGGCTGAGAAGAATCCGGACGTCATGAGTAAGCGGGCTGCGATTGCCAGAGCCTTGCGTCAGATGAAAATCCCGAACATTCAGGAACTGATGCCGGAATACAGCAAGCCGATTGAGATGCATGCTGCTGATGAGAATTCTGCGATGGCTATGGGCAGGATTGCTGTGGCCTACCCGCGTCAGGATCATCTTGCGCACATCGCCGCTCACCTGTCCTTCGCGCAGAATCCGATGTTTGGCTCTAATCCGATCATCGCGCCGGCCTTTGTGCCGAAGGTCCTTGAGCATGTGAAGCAGCACATGATGCTCTGGTATACGCAGAAGATGAACAGCTACGTCACGGTCCCCGCTGGGATCAGCGACAAGAAATACGCTGAGAGCAAGCTTGTGCCGGAGATTGACAAGGCGATGGCGATTGCTGCGGATCATGTGAACATCGACGCCAATGAAGACATGCAGGCGTTCATGCCGATCTTGCAGCAACTGATGCAGATCGTTCAGCAACTGAAGCCGGAGCCGCAACTGACGCCGGATGCGCATGCCGTCCTGAAGGCTTCGATGGCCGAGACTGAGCGCAGGGCTAAGCGTGATCAAGCTGAATTGGGCCTTCGCGCTCAGAAAGATCAGAGCGATAATGCGCTGAAGTCGAGAGGCCAAGAGATTGATGTGGCAATGAACACTGAAAACAATCTCACGAAAGAACGCATGGAAACTTTGGGATTGACGCTTGAGGCGGCAAGACTGAAAAAGGAGCAGGGAGAGTCTGTTGTGGCCCTGCAAAACGCAGTGCAACGTGGTTTGACTCAATAAGGAGGCCATATGGCAACCGGTGACAAAGAGCAGCAAAGCGCAGCCATTCCGCAACACAAGCGGCTGGCGCAAGGTGCAACTGATGGTAAGTCGATTCCCCAGCCTGAGATTCCTTCGGGCAAGGGTGTTGACAAGAAAAACGCCTGACCGATGGACTTCGGACATGCGCTTGCCCTTATCAAAGAGGGCAAAAAGGTTTGCAGAGAGGGCTGGAACGGAAAGGGAATGTTTTTGTTCCTTGTCCCCGGCTCTACCTTCACTGTGAACCGTCCACCGCTTTTGGGTATTTATCCTGAAGGCACTGTCGTCAACTACCATGCGCATATTGATATGCGAACTGCTGACGGAATGATTGTTCCTTGGCTCGCAAGCCAAACCGATCTGATGTCAGAAGACTGGAGGGAAGTCTAAAAAGGAAAAATCATGCGATACGTCGAAGACTTCGTAGGCAAAGTCAAAGTAAGGCAGGCTGAAATAGCCGCATCCTTGGTTGCTGGAAATGCAGCGAATTACGAGGCTTACCTGAAGCTGGTCTACGAACATCAAGGGCTTGAAAAGGCTCTGAATATCCTGAATAACTTATTGAAGGAAGATGATGAACGACAACTGTAAACCGGTAGCCGGTAACGCGGCTGAGATTGCTTGGGCATTTCCGAGCGTTGATCCCGGAGTTAAACCGCTAGGCGCAAGAATTCTTGTGCAGCTTCGTCGCACGAAGAAGAAAGCAACATCTGCAGGAATCATCCTTGTCGAAGAGACGAAGGAGACTGAGAAGTGGAACAACATGGTTGCAAAGGTCATTGACATCGGTCCGCTGGCATTCAAGAAGCGCGACACGATGGAGTCATGGCCTGAGGGATCATGGTGTGAAGTGGGTGACTTCATTCGCGTCCCAAAGTGGGGCGGTGATCGTTGGGAAGTTCGCGTCCCCGGCGATGACGACTTTGAAGACCCAGCACTTTTCATGGTTCTGAATGATCATGAAATTATCGGAAAGCTCACTGGCGATCCGATGGCAATCAAAGCTTTCATCTAAGGAGACGACATGAACGCAACAGACAAGGCTGCGGCACAGGAAGAAACTGCCGCCCCTCTGAGCATTATCGAGGAGGCTGACGGCAGCATCGTAGTTGATGGTGTTGAAGGCTCACAGGAGAGCAACGATGAAAATCTGGCAAGCGATAAAGCAGGCGATAGTCAAGCTGGCGACACCTCTGCCAATGACGGTGACGGGTCTGGTGACGATGCCGGAGCAGGCGATTCAGAATCGTCAGTCGCGGCGGAAGACGACGACCACGAAGACGACACCGAAGCGATCCGCCAAGCGAAGCGCGACCGGCGTCGGGCGAAAAAGCAGTTCCAGCGTCAGCAGCAGAAAGAAAAAGACTTAAAATTCAATCAGTTGCTGAAGCAGAACCAAGAACTGTCTCAGCGACTTCAGTCTGTAGAGCAGCGCACACACGGCGCTGAGCTTGGGCGGATTGATAAGGCAATCGAGGACCAAGAGGTCCGCATCAACTACGCCAAGATGAAGATTGCCGATGCCACGAAGAATCAGGACGGCGACGCCATGACTGATGCGCAGGACCTGCTGTATGAGGCCCGTCGCGCTCATGAGGCATTGACCAATCTGAAGAGGCAAGCTGCTACATCCAATCCGAGGGCGGCGTCTGCCGGTCCGGACAAGACGCTGCAACGACTTGCTGCGTCGTGGATGGAGCGCAATCCGTGGTATGACCCAGCCGAGAGTGACGAGGATTCCGCAATCGCTTTGGCGGTTGATCGTCGCATGGCAAAAGAGGGCTGGGACCCCAAAACTCCTGAGTATTGGGAAGAGCTTGATTCACGCTTGCAGAAACGATTGCCGCACCACTATACTGAGGGCGAGGATGGGAATTCTCATCGGCGCACAGAAGGTGCGCGGCAAAGCAGACCGAGGAGTGTTGTTACGGGATCAGGACGCGAAAGTTCGTCATCGAGCGGGAAGAAGAATCGATTCATTCTTTCTGCCGAGCATGTGAAGGCGATTAAAGACGCCGGAATGTGGGATGACACAAAGGCGCGTGAACGTATGGTCCGTCGCTACATGAACGAAGCAAAAAACAACACTCAAAGGAGCTAAAACATGGATTCCCGAATTAAGAAAGATTTTTCTGCTGGTGGCCGAACCAATCGTGCGTCGGAAGATGCTGAACGTGCGGCCCCAGAAGATCAGTTCGTCTCTGCCGAAGAACGTCGCAAGATGTGGAAGGAAGAGTGGACACAAAGTGCGCTGCCAAGTATTCCGGAGATTCCGGGATGGCACCTTTGCTGGTTATCGACTACCAACAGCTATGACGGCATCGACAAGCGGATGCGTCTCGGATACACGCCTGTGAAGGCAGAAGAAGTGGCCGGGTTCGACAATTTCCGCGTAAAGGCTGGCGAGCATGTGGGTTTTGTTGCATGCAATGAAATGCTGCTCTACAAACTCCCGATGGATGTTTATCAGGATGTGATGGCGCAAGTGCATCACCACGCACCACTTGAAGATGCGAACAAGCTTCGCATTCAAGCTGAGCAGATTCAAGGCCGCGACAGTTCAGGCAAACGCTTGGGCGCGATAGAAGGCGAAGGACTTGGCGAAATTGACAAACCGATACCTGCCCCGATTTTTCAGGGCTAACAATTAAGGAGTAAATTATGCCTACACTTTCTACTCCCTTCGGTATGCGTCCTGCGTTCCACCCTTCCGGTCTGGATCGCGCTGTGGCGCTTGCTAATGGGATTCTTAGTGGCTATGCGAGTGACATTCTGAAGGGGCAACCCGTCAAGTTTAATACGAGTGGTCAAATTGAAGTCGCTGCTGCTGGTGATTCGTTCATTGGTGCCTTTGCTGGCGTCGAGTGGACTGACACTACCGGTCGTCGCCGTGTATCGAACTACTGGCCTGCAAGCACCGCATTCCAGACCGGTTCGTGCGTGGCGTATTTCTACAGCGATCCCAACATCGTGTATGAGATTCAAGCTGAAGGCTCGCTGGCGCAAACTTCCATTGGCGACCAAGCTAATCTTTCAAACACGACCGCAGGATCGACCACAACCGGCCTGTCGCAAGCTACTCTGTCCACGACCCTAGCTGGTGCTGGTGCCACGGCACAGATGCGCATCATCGACATCGCTCCCTACCCCGACAATGCTTGGGGTGACGCTTTCACCATCGTTCGCGCAACAATCAGTAAGCATCAGTTTACTGCTGTTGTGAACGCAATTTAAGGAGGGCTAAAAAATGGCAGCCCCGATGCGCAGCACAGACTTCCGTTCGATTGTTGAGCCTATCCTCAACGAGTGTTTCGACGGAATTTACGATCAACGTGCCGACGAATGGTCGCGTGTTTTCCGCGAGCAGAACGGCATTCCCCGCAACTACCACGAAGAGCCGGTGCTGTATGGCTTTGGCGCTGCTCCGGAACTCCCGGACGGCACCCCGGTCACTTACCAGCAAGGCGGCGTCCTGTTCCTGAAGCGTTACGTTTACAAGGTCTACGGCCTTGCATTCGCGCTGACCAAAGTTCTGGTCGAGGACGGCGATCACATCCGTATCGGTCAGGTCTACGCCAAGCACTTGGCTCAGTCCCTGATTGAGACAAAAGAGACGCTGTGCGCAAACGTCATCAGCCGTGGCTTCAACAGCGCCTATCCGGGCGGCGACGGCGTTGCGTTGAACAGCGTGAGTCATCCGATTGTGAACGGAACTGCCAGCAACCTGCTGGCGACTGCGGCGAACCTGTCGCAAACGTCGCTGGAGCAGATGCTGATTCAAATCCGTAACGCTGTGGACAACAACGGCAAGAGAATCCGTCTGGTGCCGAAGCAACTGGTTGTTGCTCCGGGCAATGTATTCCAAGCGGAAGTTCTGCTGAAGAGCGTCCTTCGCGCCGGTAACGCCAACAACGACATCAACCCGATCAAGTCGATTGGGCTGCTGGATGAGGGCGCTGCTGTTCTGTCGCGTTTGACTTCGCCTACCGCATGGTGGGTGCAGACTGATGCGCCGGAAGGTATGAAGCTGATGATGCGTCGGAAGCTTGAAAAAACGATGGAAGGTGATTTCGAAACCGACTCCATGCGTTACAAGGCAACTGAGCGTTACGACACTGGCTTCACCGATTGGCGCGCCCTTTACGGCACTCCGGGTATCTAACGGGAATTACGGGAGGGGATAAAACCCTTCCCGTTCACTGAGGAGTTTTGGTTATGCCTAATATCACTAATACTCGGTTCCCGTCAGGCGTTACGAACGTAGGCGAGGGTTCGCCCTTTGCCGACTTCATCGCCCCGGTGCCGACTCTTTTTCACACTTACTTCGAAGATTTCGACTACTACACTGCTGCCAATTGGATCGTGACTGAGACGCAAGCTGGCGCGACTCAGGCTCTGACGGATGGCGATGGTGGTCTGCTCCTGCTGACCAACACCGCTGCCGACAACGATCTGGTTGCGTTGCAGAAGGTGGGCGAGTCTTTCCGATTTGAAGTTGGCAAGAAGCTGTTCTTTGAAGCCCGACTCAAGGTCAGTGATGCTACGCAATCGGATGTTGTCGTCGGCCTGCAGATTACCGACGCGTCGCCGCTTGATGTCTCTGATGGCGTGTTCTTTATCAAAGCTGACGGTGTTGCTACCGTTGACCTGTTGGTTGAGAAGAACAACACCGCAACCACGACTTCTGCTGTAGCTACGATGGTGAGTAATACCTTCATTAGCCTTGGCTTCTACTACGATGGCGTGTCGAGCATTCAATACTTTGTCAATGGCGTGATCGGCGGTGCGTCTGTTGTGACCAACCTGCCGGATGATGAAGACATGACTGTTTCGTTTGCGATCCAAAACGGTGAAGCTGTCGCCAAGACGATGACCGTTGACTACATCTTTGCTGCCAAGGAGCGTTAATCATGGGCCAATTTAAGCCGATGGTGAAAATGCAGACGACCGAACCTTCGGTTGTTCTGAAGCTCAAAAAAGGTGGTTCGGTCTGCAAGCCGGTCAAAAAGATGGATGGCGGTCCGATGGGTGATATGTCCGCAATGCCCGCGATGCCTGCGATGCGTTCGCGCATGCCCGCTCCCGCTGCCGCTGCTCCCGCAAAGCCTTCGTTGGCTGAGCGTCGCCGCGCAATGATGGGCCGCAAGGGCATGGCTGCTCCGATGATGGCTAAGAAGGGCGGCGAGGTTGAATCCAAGGCGATGCATGCCAAGGAAGCTACCAAAGCCGAACTGAAGGCTCATGCCGACAAGCCTGCATCGAAGGCCCACAAGGGCCTGAAGACCGGTGGCGTAGTCAAAGGTCAAGGTGGTTACAAGACCGGTGGCGTTGTCAAAGGTCAGGGCGGCTTCAAGAAGGGTGGTGCTGTAAAAAAGTTTGCTGACGGTGGGTCCGTGCAGGACGATGGACGCGCCGTCGAGATGCCGCAGGGGAAGAAGAAGCCTACTCCTCCTGTGAGTATCAGCAAGCTGTCAGGCACCTTCAAGAAGGGTGGCGTAGTAAAAAAGGCTGATGGTGGCATGCCGGTGACTCGCACTGCGGCTGTAGAGCGCAAAGAGGCATCGGTATCTACCCCTACTGCAGAAGAGATGAAGAAGCTGGAGGATGCTTACGACCGTCCTCTCCGTATGGAGAAGAAGGGCGCAGAGAACTTCCAGAAGAACATCCGGCTGCGGAAAAAAGGCGGTTGCGTTTAAAGTGGGGGCTTCGGCCCCTGCTTTTTAATTGGAGAAAAATATGGGAATTTATTCATCAGTGTCCCGCCAAGGTGCATATGAGCCGTTTGAGTTACAGGTGGCGCGTGGTCAAATTCAGGCACACTCTGTCGTAACGATTGCTGGATACAACTCTGATGTTGACACCGCATGGGAGATGATTACCCCTGTTGGCAATTTATCTTATGCCGCCGCCGCTTTGCAGATGACCGTTAGTTCATCTGACGCAGACGACACATCAGCAGGAACTGGCGCACGAACTGTGTTGATTACTGGTTTGGATGCCAACTATGCAGTCATCAGTGAGACGGTGACTATGAATGGTCAGACGGCTGTTACGACCACAAATTCATTTTTGCGCATCAACAGTATGTTGGTGACAACTGCAGGTTCAAGCTTTGCAAATGAAGGCATCATTTACATTGGCACAGGCACTGTGACCTCTGGAGTTCCAGCAACCATTTACAATGTGATTGCTGCTGGTTTTAACAATGCAACTTCAAGCCAATATACCATTCCCGCTGGTTACACTGGCTATTTAACAATAGCTAGAATTGGTTTGGCGCAAGATGCTGGAACCACTTTGATTACTGCGCGAACACGCTTTGTTGGCACAAACGGAATTGCATTGACTGGCCCTGTTATCGTAACCAACAACGGCATCTCTGCAATTGAATTTCCTTATCCTATTGCAATTGCTGAGAAGACTCGTATTCAAGGCGAAGCAATTGGTGGTGCTGTTGACAATGAAGCCGCTGGTTTTTTTGAGTTAGTTCTTATCAAAAATTCTGACTAACCATGCCAAGCAAATCACTTTCCCAGCATCGATTGATGGAAGCGGTCGCGCACAACCCTGAGTTTGCCAAGAAGGTAGGCATCTCTCAAAAGGTCGGCAAAGAGTTTGCCAAAGCTGATGAGAAAAAGAATTTTAAGGGTGGCGGTCTTTACGAAAACATCCATAAAAAGCGCGAAAGAATCGCAAGCGGTTCTGGCGAAAAGATGCGCAAAGTTGGTAGCGAAGGTGCGCCATCTGCTAAAGATTTTCGGCAGGCAGCAAAAACAGCCAAGATGAAAGATGGTGGTCCGAGCTTGGCTGTCGGTCGCGGCGAAAAGATGCCGGTAGAACGTGGCGCTGGCCTTACGGCTAAAGGCCGCGAGAAGTATAATCGTGAGACTGGAAGTAACTTGAAGGCTCCACAACCGCAAGGCGGTCCTCGCAGAGATTCCTTCTGCGCGAGAATGGAGCCAGTCGCTCGTAAAAGTGATCGCGGCAGCAGGGCAAGAGCATCGATGAAGCGGTGGAATTGTCCGGGCTGGTGAAAGGATGTTAAATGGCTACGTCTGGAACTGTTGGTAAATCTCTATATAAGATTTACATAGTAACAAATGTTGCCAATGGCAAGCAGTATATTGGCATTACAAACAATCTATCGAAGCGTTGGAATACACATAAAAACGCAAACGGTAGGAATCCCGCGCTTCACGCCGCCATAAAAAAATACGGCGTATCAAATTTTGTGTTTACGCATTATGCGGATGCTTTCTGTTCCGAAAGCGCAAAATCAATTGAAATTATGTTGATTAAAGAACACAACACAATTTCCCCAAATGGATACAATTTAACATCTGGTGGTGATGGAACATTTATGCCATCAAAAGAATTAAGAAATAAAATGTCTGAGTCTCATAAAGGAAAATTTCCATCAGATATTACAAAGAAAAAAAGATCGGAAGCATTAAAAAAGGCTTGGTCTGAAGGTAGGCATAAAGGTAACACTGAAAAATCTTGGACTCTTTCTGTTGAACAAAAAAAGCATTTAAGTAACCAAAAAATTGGTGATAAAAATCCCATGTTTGGTAAAAAACAGTCTTCAGAAATGATTGCAAAAAGAGTCGCTGCCCATGCAATTGCAATCGCAAAAAGAAAGGCTGAAACAGTATGAGTTACAGTAATACTGTTGGAACAACCGTGATTGACGTTATGACTATGATTGATCACGGTGCGCGGCGCTGCGGAAAGCTTGCTGAAGAGCTAACCTCAGAGCAACAGGTGTCCGCAAGGGAAAGCCTGTTCTTCCTTCTCTCAAGCCTCATCAACAAAGGCATCCAGTATTGGGCGATTGAGAAGAAAATCTTCGGCCTCAAGGCCAATCAATACATCTACGATCTTCCTGTCGGCTATGTTGATGTCTTGAATGCGCTGTATCGGCGCATGAATCGACCGACTCCGAACTCGACCGGTGGTTACACGACATCATCCGGCGTTGTTGCGAATGCGTTCGACAGCGACGTCGATACGATGACGACGCAGACATCTCCGAATGGCAACATCGCTATCGATTTTGGTGAATACAACGAGATTTATGCCGGATCGATTGGCATCTTGCCGGGTGTGAGCGGGACGTTCAACGTGGTTTTGGAGTATTCGACCGATGGTTCTACGTGGTCTACGCTCTACGACCCCGGTGAGGTGACTTGGGTGAACAATGAATGGCTCTGGTATGACATTGAACCGGGCCAGAATGTGCGTTACTACCGCATGCGCGAGACTGGCGGTGCGACTTTGATTGTTCGTGAGTTCTACGTTGGCAACAACAGCACTGAAATCACGATGGCGCGGCTTAACCGAGACGATTACACCAACCTTCCGAACAAAAACTTCACTGCAAACCAGCCATTTCAGTTCTGGTTTGACCGGACGATCCCGCAACCGAAGCTTTATCTGTGGCCGGTGCCGTCAGACCCCTTCGTTCAGATGACTGTATGGTGTTCGCGGCAGATTCAGGACGTTGGTGCGCTCCAAAATCAGCTTGAAGTTCCTCAAAGATGGTATGAGGCAACGATTTTCATGCTTGCGCACAGGATGTCGCTTGAATTGCCTGCCGTGCCGATGGAAAAGGTTGCGTATCTGGAGAAAATGGCCGAAAAATTCCTCTACGAAGCTGAGCAAGAGGAGCGAGATCGCTCGCCAATTTATTTTGCGCCGAATATTTCGCCATATACCAGATGAATCAACTACTTTCAGGTTTTCACAAACATCACATAATTCCTCGATACATGGGGGGAACTAATGCGCCTGAAAATCTCGTATTGTTGCACCCTATTGATCACGCAATAGCGCATTTGGTTCGATATAAAATGTATGGAGACATCAGAGATAAATGGGCAAGCAATTGGTTACAAAAAATTGTAGACCCAGAGGTTTATTCTGTTTTTAGTAAGCAAAGAGAGTTAAAAATTAAAGAGCGTAGGGCTATTGACCCTGAATTTGATTTTCATATGAAGTCCGTTAGATCAAATGCGACTAAAAATAGAAAAGAAGGGTATCAAAAAGAGGCCGGTAAAAAATTCAAGGAAAAGTTTTCTTCTGATCATGATTATGCAAAATCAATATCAGAGAAAAAAGTAAAGGCTCAAAAAGCAAGCTCTAATATAATCAGAGAAAAATCTGCAATTAAAGCCAAAAAAGTTTTAGATTTGCGTATGCAGGGGAAGAAATACGACGAGATTGTTATAGAGGTAGGGTGTTCGATTGGCTTTGTATCAAAGGTAATCAATAATGCCAAAATTTCTTGATACAAGAGGTCTTGAAACTCTTGCTATAGCAATTTGTGATAGGTGTAAGTGCAAGCGGCCCTATGCATCGATGACGAATGACCCGAACTTCCCCGGTCTTCGCGTATGTGACCAAGGATGCGCCGATCAGAAGGACCCGTATCGTCTTCCGGCGCGTCAAACCGAGAAGATTGCGCTTCGTTTTCCTCGTCCTGACGTCAGTGTTGCAACGGACCCGAATGATCTGACTACGGGTGACTACGGCGGCTTAGTAATTTCAACAGAGCAGGGCGCAAATGACGGCAATCTTGATGGCCTTGAGGTAACACCGTAATGGCAAATACCAGAATCACCGATCTGCCAGCAGCGCAGCCGCTGGATGGCACAGAGATAGTCCCAATCGTTCAAAGTGGCATCACTGTCCGCACGACGACTCAGGCAATATCGACTGCGCCGAACCAGACGCAGACATTCATTACGGTCAACCAAGAGCCTACGCTACCGAACAGCAGGGCGCTTGCAGGTCAGAACGGTATTGGAATTGTTGATGCCGGTGCGCAGGCTGCAATTACCATCGAATTGAATGGCGCTTCTGAATCACTGGAAAACGCTGGAAACGGAATTGTTGTTAAGACCGGAGGCACGACTGTCACGCCGAGACAGATCGCTGTTACGGGATCAGGGATATCAATTGCGAATGGAGGTGGTCAGGCAGGCGATCCGACACTGAGCTTGTCCGGGACCGTGCAAGGACTTGCCAATTACTCAGGCGTTGGAATTCTCGTCGCTCAAGGCGGCGGCTCAATCGGCGGCGTCACGATCCAAGGGACTGCAGATCAGATCGACGTTGTAAACGGCAATGGCGTTGGTGGAAGCCCTGTTCTTTCGATTGCGGATGATCCCATCCTGCCGGGGACTGGTTCGGTAACACTGCCCTCAGGAACGACTGCAGAGCGTCCTGTTGGCCTGCCGGGAATGATCCGCTTCAATGAAGACGATCAGACCGTCGAGGGTTACGTAGGTGGGTCATGGCGCGACATCTTTGGTCCGACAGGTCCTACGGGTCCTACAGGCCCTACCGGAGCAGCATCGACCGTTATTGGTCCTACGGGACCCACTGGTCCTATTGGTCCCACTGGACCTACTGGTGCAGCCTCTACCGTTCAAGGCCCAACAGGCCCCACTGGTCCCACTGGACCAACAGGTCCTACTGGTGCGGCTTCTACCGTTGCTGGTCCCACTGGCCCGACTGGTCCTACTGGTGCAGCATCAACCGTAGCTGGTCCCACGGGTCCTACAGGACCGACAGGTCCGACTGGTCCTACGGGTCCTACAGGACCTACTGGCCCTGCAAGCATTACTCCGGGAACTTTGTATGTAGACAGCGTAAATAATTTTGTCGGTATTAACGATCCAGCGCCTAATTATGTTCTTGATGTTGTTGCGCCGACAGGTTTAGGTTCAAATGTTGCTAGTTTTTATAACTCTGACGTAGTTGGTGGAACTTATACCAGTCAAATAGAAGGGCAACTTAGTAGTGCAGGAGCGTTTTGGTATTTTTCTTATAATGGTGGCAATTCTAATACTTTAAGTATCGGCGTAGATGATAACGGGTCATATGTAAATGGTTCAAGCCTGACTATTTCTGGTTTGAATTCGCTGTCTTTAGGGGTGCTTACCGTTACTCAAAGCGCCGCAAGTGGCAATCCGATGACGGTAACTGGCGGAAATTTTAGTGATAATACTTTAGTTAATATTACGAATGGAACCACTGGTGGGGCTAAACTTAATTTATCAACTGCTGGAATTTTAGGCACATCTGACGCCTTTGTTTTATTTAACAATTCATCAGCCACTGCAGCAAACTGGACTGTTGGCTGCGATGGAAGTGACAGTAAAGCCTTTAAAATTTCCAGAAGCACCACTCTCGGAACAAACGATGCAATAGTTATACGGAACGACACGCAACGAGTTGGTATTGGCGCGACTTACGCGAATATCACGGCACCTTTAACTGTTGGCGGTGTTGCGGCCTTTGCCGCAGGAACTGCAAATTTACCATCTATTGCGAGAAGCACAGACCTTGATACTGGAATATGGTTTCCAACCATTAACGAAATTGCTATATCAACGAACGGAATTGAAAAGCTCCGTATCGTATCTTCTGGAAATGTTGGAATCAATGAATCTGTCCCTGATTACAAGCTAGACGTAAATGGAACATTTGGATTTACCCCCGGAGCTTCTGTTACTCCAGTAGATAACGGAGACGTTGTATTTGAACTGACGAACAACACAACATTGACCATCAAGGCAAAAGGCTCTGATGGTATTGTTCGATCTGTTGCTCTGGTTCTTGTGTAAGGAATAAATATGATTGACGTTTCTTATGAATGGTTTGTTGATCAGATGCTTGTAAAGAAGGTAGCTGCAGAACATAAAAATGTTGTTTGTTTAATAATTTGGCGATGCGTCGGAACGCAAGGTGAAACTACCGGAACTCAATTTGGAGAAGTTGAGCTTGCGAACTTTGGGGGAGGTGAATTTACCCCTTACGAACATCTTACCCAAGATCAAGTTCTTTCTTGGTGTTTTGCCAGTGGCCTTGACCGCGCTTTTGTAGAGGCTGCAGTTGCAGAAGAAATTAAAGACAAGTTATTTCCCGAAATTGTTGCGCTTCCAAATCCTTGGAATTGATTGAAGATGAAAATCTGCGTATACGCTATCAGCAAGAATGAATCGCAGTTTGTCGATAGGTTCTGCGACTCAGCCAAGGATGCTGATCTGATCATGATTGCCGATACCGGATCGACCGATGATACGGTTGCGAAGGCTCGCGCAAGGGGTATATCCGTCTCGGAGATATGCATCAGCCCTTGGCGCTTCGACAAGGCGCGTGACGCTGCTATGGCGCTTATTCCAAGCGACGTTGACGTCTGCATCAGCCTTGATCTGGATGAGATTCTGGAGACGGGCTGGCGTGAAGAGATTGAGCGGGTATGGACGGAAAACACTACGCGCCTTCGTTACAAGTTTGATTGGGGCAACGGAGTATTGTTTTACTCTGAGAAGGTTCACTCTCGTCATGGCTACCACTGGCATCATCCATGCCATGAATATATTCGTCCTGATGCTAGGGTTCAGGAGGTCTATGCGCACACCGACATGCTTCTGGTGAGCCACCATCCTGATCCGGCAAAGTCGAGAGGGCAGTATCTTGACCTATTGAAGCTGGCCGTTACGGAGGACCCGCGCTGCCCCCGGAATGCTTTCTATTACGCAAGAGAGCTTACGTTCTACAGCAAGTGGGACGAGGCTGTAGAGGCCCTGAATAAGTATCTGGCTATGCCTGAGGCGACATGGGGCAACGAACGCTGCTACGCCATGCGCCTGCTTGGAAAGTCGAACGAAGGTCTTGGCCTTTGGGATGAGGCTTTGAAGTGGTTTCGTCGGGCTATTGCAGAGGATTCCGGCGTCAGGGAGCCTTGGGTAGACCTTTCTATGCATTGCTACCGCAGACAGATGTGGCACGACTGCCATTCGGCTGCGATGAGCGCCTTGCAAATCAAAGACAAAAAATTGGTTTACACCTGCGATCCTGAGGTTTGGGGATGGAAGACTCACGACTTGGCGGCAATTTCCGCTTGGTATTTAGGGCTGAAAGATACTTCTATTCAGCAGGGCAAAGAGGCATGTAGACTAGCTCCAGATGATGCTCGCCTTGCTGGAAACCTGCGTTTTTACATAGGCGAGGAAGAAGTCGCCGCATAGATGAGGTAACGAAATGGCTCAGCCAACTAAGACCCCGATTGTCACTTATCACTCGACCGTAGCTGCTGCGGTGCCGAGTAACGCAAATCTGCAGGCTGGTGAGCTTGCGGTGAATATTGCGGACATGAAGCTCTACACGGAGAATTCTAGCGGGACGGTAACGCTACTTGCTTCCGCAGACGCTGCAGCCGGTAACTTTACGACAGTCGATACGACGAACCTTGAGGTCACGAATATCAAGGCGAAGGACGGCACTGCTGCTATCGTCCTGACCGATGCTACCGGTGCCGTGACGGTAAGCTCGCCGTTCGCTACGACAGGCAACACGACGCTTGGCAATGCCTCTGCTGATACCGTTACCGTCACAGGGACGATTACCAGCAACCTGATATTCACCGACAACACCTACGACATAGGTGCATCTGGCGCTACCCGACCGCGCAATATGTTCCTTGCCGGTAATGCGACGATTGGCGGAAACATTGATCTTACCGGTGCCTTGGACCTTACCAACCTTGAAGTGACGAACATCAAGGCGAAGGACGGGACCGCCTCCGCATCGATTGCTAACGCAACTGGCGTGATGACGATAGCCTCTTCCGTGCTTACGACTACGGACATCAACGGCGGAACGATAGACGGAACGACTCAGGCATCAGGAACGATCAACGGCCCTATTGCTGCTGGTGGAACGTGGACTGCGGCGGCTACTTGGACGCTACCTGCGCTTACGCTTGGCGGAACGGTAACGAGCAACGGGCAGACTTTCTCTGGAACGATAGCCAATCTCGGTAGCGTAACGACAGTCGATATTAACGGCGGCACGGTAGACGGAACAGCAATAGGAAGCACAACTCCTGCTGCTGGTGCGTTTACTACGCTGAGTGCTAGTAGTGGAATCAACAGCACGACAATAGGCTCAACGACTCCTGCTGCTGGTGCGTTTACTACGCTGAGTGCAACAGGCGCTGCGACCTTTGCGGCTGGAACCGCACCGCTACCCTCCATCACGACCACAGGCGACCCGAATACGGGCATTTACTTCCCTGCTGCTGACACCATCGGATTTGCTGAAGGTGGTGCAGAGGCGATGAGGATTAACTCCTCTGGTATCGTTCTTGTCGGAACTACGACAGCATCAGGAACTAACCTTCTGCAAGTTAATTCTGACTCTCTGATTAACACTTTAACAGTGGGTAAGGGCGCTGGATCAGTTGCAACAAACACTGCAGTAGGTTTTACGGCACTTGGTTCTAACACGGATGGATTTAGCAATACAGCATTAGGTTATGCGGCACTTACCGCAAACACTGGTGGTGACTACAACACTGCAGTAGGTTCTAACGCTCTTGATTCAAACACAAGTGGTATTGGTAATTCGGCTTTTGGTTTTAACGCTCTTCAAACAACCACAACTGCCAGTTATAACTCAGCATTTGGTTATTCCGCACTTTCTAAAAATACTTCCGGAACAGGTAACACTGGCTTAGGTTTTCAAGCCCTTGAAGATAACACTACTGGAGGTAGTAACACCGCAGTAGGTAATGTTGCGCTTTACAACACCACTACCGGCTCTTACAACACTGCTGTAGGCGATAATGCGCTTGCCACAAACATTACTGGCTCTTATAACACAGCAGTAGGATATACTGCGCTTTTTGAAAGCACTGGAAATAATAACACCGCAGTAGGTAATCAAGCACTTTCCGCAAACACTTCCGCCAGTAATAATGCAGCATTTGGTTATCAGGCGCTTGCCAGTAACCTTACCGGCTCAGCAAACACATCAGTAGGCTCTTCAACACTTGCTTCAAACACTGCATCAAATAACACTGCGGTAGGTTATGCCGTTCTTAATGCAAACACTACTGGAGCTAATAACACTGCAGTAGGTTATCTGTCGATTACCCAGAACATTTCTGGAACGAATAATGCAGCATTAGGATATTTGGCGCTTTATAATAATAATGCATCGAATAACACTGCTGTAGGTTCTGCGGCACTTTATGCAAACACGACCACTAGTAATAATTCGGCGTTTGGTTCTCAGGCTCTTAATGCAAACACTTCATCAAATAACACTGCAGTAGGTTATGCAGCAGGGCAAATTAACACCGCCGGATTTAACAACACATTCATTGGCTACAATGCTCAAGGCGCTTCAGTTACTTCAAACAATGCAATTACTTTAGGCGATAGTTCGATTGGAACTTTGCGTTGCCAAGTAACGACGATAACTGCACTGTCAGATCGCAGAGATAAAAAAGATATTGTTGATATCCCTGCCGGATTGAATCTTATTGAGAAGTTGCGTCCAGTTTCCTTCGTCTGGAATATGCGTGATGGTGGCAAGGTAGGTATTCCAGAATTCGGATTTATCGCACAAGAACTGCAGGAAGCTCAGTCTGCTGCTGGTGTTACTGTCCCGAATCTTGTGTATGAAGAGAACCCGGAGAAACTTGAGGCTTCTGCTGGCACCTTAATTCCGGTGCTTGTTAAAGCAATCCAAGAATTGAAAAGCGAACTCGACCTTGTTAAATCTGAACTTGCCTCTTTGAAAGGAGTTTAATATGTCCGTTGATAAACCAAGTGCTGAACAAATTGCGAAGCACTACTCTGCAGCACTTGATAGCGTAAATCTTATCAATGCTGGCAAGCCGGAATACATGAGTGATGCCGAGTGGGTAGACTGTCGCAAGAGAAACGTCGATCATCTGAAGATCATGATTGCCAAAGATTTTTGGACTACCGAAGACCTGATTCCCTTTCATCAAGCTATCGCAAAAATTTAAGAAATAAAATGGATGACCGACTCCAGAAGCTTGAAAATGATATCCAAAACGCAAGAGAGAAGCAGAGAGAAATGACAAGGGATATCAATTGCATATTAGAAACTTGGGATAATTTTACGAATGAATATCTTCCCTATCTAAAGCTTCTGGCAGAACGAGAGAAAGAACGCGCTGAGTTACGAAGGGCCGTCATCAAGCACGGAACAATCGTTGCGCTTGGTGCTGTAATCCTCTTCGTTCTCAATGCAGTTTCACATGAGCTTCAGGCATTATTTAAGGCTATTCCGAAATGAGCGAAAACGATTCAGCCAAGGAAGTCGCTGGTAAGACTATTGGCAAGCAGGGTTTGGCTTACATTACGTTGATCGTCTGTGTCGGCGTTGGTGCTTCCATCGTTCTGGAGGAGTCCAAGATGGCTGCTGTTATGGGGTTGCTTGGTGCCTCCTTGACGGCTTTGATTTCCATGATGAATGGCATCGCTGGCGCTACTCCGAAGCAGGAGAAGCCGGAGTTTGAAGTCATCAAAGGTTTGATCGACCGCCTTGACCAGAAGGAACCGCCGATGAAGGTGGACGTCGAGGAAGGCCGTGTCACCGTATCCAAGGGACATGACACTGTGACCATGAAAAAGGATGAGCAATGAGCGACATCAACTGGAAGTCACTGCTTAAATCCGTTGCTCCGACTGCCGCCACCCTGATTGGTGGCCCGTTCGCTGGTATGGCCGTGGAAGCGATTGCGAGTGCGATTGGTGAGCCAGAAGCCACCAAAGATCAGATCATCAAGAAGATTTCCACTGGCACTCTGACCGCCGAACAGATGACCGCTCTGAAGACCGCAGATGCCTCGCTTGTCATCAAACTCCGTGAACTGGATATCGACATTGAGAAGGTTCACGCTGCAGATCGCGCCAGCGCAAGAGACATGGCCGCAAGGACGGGTGACGTATGGACTCCCCGGATTCTGGCCTTCGTGGTGCTGTTGACTTGGGGTATCGTGCAATATCACTTGCTGACCGCCGTGGTGGATTCGACCATGCGTGAACTGGTAGCCCGCCTGCTGGGAACACTGGATGCCGCCTTGATGGCGGTTCTGTATTACTACTACGGTTCTTCGGCTGGCTCTGCCGCCAAGAACGAAGCTCTGGCGAAAAAAGAATGACCCAACTGACAGCAAACTTCTCCCTTGAGGAACTGACGCGCTCAGAGGCTGCGGATCGCAACGGATGGGACAACACCCCAAACGAGCAGGAAACGGCCAACCTGAAGCGATTGGCGGGCCTTCTGCAGCAGGTTAAGACGGCAGTTGGCGGTAAGCCGGTCATGATCAACTCGGGATTCCGGTCGAAGAAGGTCAATGACTCCGTGGGGTCAAAGGACAGCAGCCAGCACAGGCTTGGTTGTGCTGCTGATATCCGTGTGCCGGGGATGAAGCCCCGCGAGGTTGTGGAAGCCTGTATTAAGGCGGAAGTGCCTTTCGACCAGATCATCCTTGAGTTCGACTCATGGACGCACATCTCGGTGCCGAATACGCCGGAATTCAAGCCAAGAGGATCGAAATTGATCATTGACCGAAATGGGGCGCGTCCATTCGCATAATGCTAACATAGCGAAAATGCAGTGAAATCAAGAGGATTTGTGTTATGACAGTCGCCGCAGTAATGACTTACGATAGCTTGGTTGCTGACATCCAGTCCTACCTTGAACGGACCGACACCGCGACCATCGAGAAGATTCCCAGCTTCATCATGCTGGCCGAGCAGACCATCGCCGCCGATATCAAGTTTCTTGGTAATCTGACAGTCCAGACCAGCACGTTGACGTTAAACCAGCCGGTCATCGACAAGCCCGCCAGATGGCGCAAGACGGTATCGATGAACGTGACCGTGGCCGGTCAACGATATCCAGTCTTCCTGCGCAAGTATGAATATCTTCGGGAATACGCTCCGGACCCTACTGCTACTGATAGGCCGAAGTTCTACTGCGATTACGACTACACGCACTGGCTGGTGGCTCCGACTCCTGCAGGCGATTATCCCTTCGAAGTGGTTTATTACGAGCGCGTCCAGCCGCTCGACTCTTCGAATCAGACCAACTGGTTCACGATCTACGCTCCTCAGGCGCTGCTATACGGCTCACTGCTGCAGGCGATGCCCTTCCTGAAGAACGATGCAAGGCTCCCCATGTGGCAGGCGCAATATAGCGCGATTGTTGCCTCACTGAAGACCGAAGACGTTCAGCGTATTGCTGATAGACAAGCTAATGTTTTAGATGTTTGATATGAAAACAGCCGTTTATATCATTACAAATAAAGTTAATGCCAAGCAATATGTTGGCATAACTGTTGATTTGAAAAAACGATGGAAAAGACATCAAAGTTTGAGTAGCGATTCTCCTGCGTTAAAAAACGCCATAAAAAAATATGGTGTGTATTCTTTCATTTTTACTCATATATGCGATGCATTTACTTTTGAATTTGCTTGCGAAATTGAGCGTTTGTTAATTTCTCAGCACAACACAAAAGTTCCTAACGGATATAATTTAACTGATGGTGGAGAAGGTCGTCTCGGAATTTTTGTTACCAAAGAAACAAGGAAAAAAATTTCAAAAGCTGGATTAGGTAGAGTTCATTCAGAAGAAACAAAAAGAAAAATATCTTTAACCCAAAAGGGAAGAAAGTTTACAGAAGAGCATAGAAAAAATATTTCATTGGCGCGATTGGGTAAAAAAATGACCGATGAACAAAAGGCGCGTCTTCCAAAAAAAGTTTTATCAGAAGAACATAAAGCAAAAATTAAAGCATCTGTATTGGCAACAAAAGCTATTTTGAAGGCAAAAAGACTTGCCGAAAAAGAGGCATTAAATCATGAGCTATAACTCACCCTTCACCGGAAATACAATCCAGCCGACTGACGTTTCGTATCGTGCGTTTACGATTACGGCAGACACTCAGCTTCAGTGGCCGATCAACGGGAACGCGACCGATGATTTCTCTGCGCGGATTATGGAGGTCACGGCAAGCACTGCTGGCCTTGAGCTTTGGATGCCGCCAGCCAATCAGACGTCCGTTGGTAACGACGCGCTGATCCGCAACGTAGGCGCAAATACGTTTGTGGTCAAGGACTACGCTGGCGTAGGGACGATCATCTCAATTGCTGCCGGTGAGGCGAAATACATCTACGTCACCGACAATCCGGATGAAGAGGGAACTTGGGGAATCATTTCCTTTGGGACAGGGACTTCCAGTGCTGATGCGGCGACTCTTGCGGGTTATGGTCTACTTGCTTCGGGTCTTACGCTTAACCAGTCTTCCCCGGTTACTTTGTTTTCAAATGCCAGAACAGCGATAGATACCGACAGAGCTTCGCTTCTTTCATGGATTGGTGGCGCAGGAACTTTAACTCTTACTCTTGCAGCTACGCTTGGTAACAATTGGTTTGTTCAGGTCAGGAACTCAGGGACAGGTCTTCTGACTATTGCTTGCGGTGGCTCAGATACAATCAATGACTCAAACTCAATTGGCCTTCAGCCTTCTGACTCTTGTTTTATTGCCTGCTCTGGCTCTGAGTTTTTTACCGTTGGCCTTGGAAAGAATACTCAGTTCAACTTCTCGCAGTTAGTCAAAACCGTAAGCACAGGGACATACACGCTTACTAGCTCTGAGGCTTCTAACGTCATTCAGAAATATGTGAGCGTCGGTGATCTTACGGGTAACGTGACGATCATTGTTCCTCCGACAATTCAAGTTTATTACGTCCAAAATGCCACATCAGGAAGCGCAAGTAACTTTACGGTTACTCTTAGCACTGGAGTTGCTGGCGGTGCAAACGCAATTATTCCTGCCGCTCAGCAGGTTACATTGATCTGTGATTCCGTAAATCTTGTAAATGCCAATTCCTTTCAGGCGGGTAATACATCAATAAGCCTTTCCAATGGAACTGTAGGCGCTCCATCACTTAACTTTGGTAGCGAGACTTCGACCGGCGTCTATCGTAGTGGCGCTGGTAAATTCAATGTCAGCGTTCTTGGCGTTAATGTTTTGACGGTTGAAGCTGCCGGAATTGATGTTACTGGAGTAGGCAACTTCACCAGTGGCGTTTCTGGAGGCACGTTTACGTGACCGAAAAAGTATTATCGATTGATACCAAGCCCGGCATTCAACGGGACGGGACCATACTCGACAAGCAGTTTTACAACGATGGCGAGTGGGTGAGGTTTCAGCGCGGGCGTCCGAGGAAGATCGGCGGATACCGCGAGATGAGCAATCAATTCGACGGATACTCTAGAGGAATTTTCGTTGAGTCCGAAGATGGATACAACAGAATTTTCAACGGGTATAACAACGGTCTTCAAAGGTTTCTTTGCGACAACAACGGCATTGGCTCCGGCATCACTGAATATCGGTTCGGCGGTCCCATCCTTACGACATCCGGCCTTGTTGGCGGATCGTCTTATACGAACGGCACCTATACCAGCGTTGCGTTGACCGGAGGCAGTGGGACTGGTGCGTTAGCTACGATAACCGTTGCAGGCGCTGTAGTGACCGTAGTCACCATAACGACCCAAGGCAACGGATATATCGTTGGCGATATCCTCTCTGCTGCTGCTGCAAGTATCGGCGGGACTGGCTCTGGATTCAGCGTTACGGTTGCAACTGTAAATTCTAATTTCATCCAAAGCGATAAGAACCTGTGGCAATTTGACGGATTCTTTGACTCTACCGGTGGAAACAATAACTTGCTTCTTGCGCATCCGGGTCAGAACCTTGTCCAGATCGACGGGACAACTGCCACAGTAATTCTTGCCGGTGATCCTGCTGGCGATATTGTCTATCCTCTGCGCGACTCACAAGGCATTTCTCCGACAAATGATTACATTGAAGTTTCTGGTGGTTTTGTGTCACTTCATCCATATGTTTTTGCGTTTGGAGATAATGGCCTTATCAAGAATTGTTCAGCAGGCAATGTATTTGATTGGAACAGCCCTGACGCTAATGAAGTAAACATATCAAGCCAAAAGATTGTAAAGGGTCTTCCTGTTCGCGGCGGATCAAACTCTCCTTCTGGTCTTTTCTGGTCGCTCGATTCATTAATTCGTGTGAGCTACGCACCGACCACTATTGGTGTAGATACAATTTTTTGGCGTTATGACATCATCGGCGGGACTTCTGTCCTGTCTAGCCAGTGCATCATTGAGTATGACGGCATCTATTACTGGATTGGCGTTGATAGGTTCTTGCTATACAACGGAACTATCAAAGAAAATCCAAACACGATGAACCAGAACTGGTTTTTCGACAACCTTAACTATTCGCAGCGTGAGAAGGTGTGGGCTACGAAGGTCCCGCGATTCGGTGAAATCTGGTGGTTCTATCCGCGAGGCGACTCGGAAGAATGCAACGACGCGATCATCTACAACATTCGTGAGCAGACATGGTATGACGCTGGCGAGGCGCTTGGATCGCGCAGGACTGCTGGATACTTCTCTCAGGTATTTGCCTTCCCTATTATGGCTGGAGAGGATTTAACTGAGCAGGATGTTGTTTTGACTCAGAACATAACGACGCTGAATACCAGCAACGTCGTTGTCACAGCGATCAGTTCGCAGCTTCAGACTCAGCAGTTGGTTATTGCTACCGGCGTCCCTGACGACACTGAAATCATTGATATTCAGCCTTGCTCTGCTGTGTTTACCGGAACGATATCCGGAACAACTTTGACCGTATCTGCGGTGACGTCAGGGACGATCAAAGTCAATCAAGACATCTCAGGGACTGGTATAACGGCAAACACGACGATCACCGCGTATGTCTCCGGAACTGGCGGCATTGGAACGTATACGCTTGATACCAGTCAGACGGTAGCGGCTCCTGTCACGATCAACAGCTTGTATGCTGGTTTTTACAATATTGTGTTGTCTGCGGCCTGCACGGCGAGTGCTACGGTATCGGCTAGTTTTGAAACTCAGCCGAACAAGATCAGCCTCTGGCAGCATGAGATTGGTGTGAATAAGATTCAGGGTCAGGTTGAAAGTGCCATCTATAGCTCATTTGAAACCAATGACCTTGGCCTTGTTACGGGAGGTCCTACGCAGCCTTCCCCGGTAGGTCAGAACAACTGGCTCAGACTTGAAAGAATTGAGCCTGACTTCATCATGGAAGGGGAGATGTCCCTGTATATCACAGGACGCCCTTATGCTCAGTCCGAGGACAAGGTTTCCGATCCGTATGTATTTGACTCGACCACGGACAAGATTGACATGAAGGAGCAGCGTCGGCAGCTTCGCTTGATTTTTGTCAGCAATGAGCAGGGCGGGAATTATCAGCTTGGTAACTTGCTTTTGAGCGCAGATGTTGGCGACGTAAGGGGCTACTGATGGACGACCAGCTTCCACTTATCTACGATCCGAGATACCAGACTTGGGATAATTGGTCTAGTCTTATGGTTGAAGCTTATGCGGGCCAGCAACTCGAAATTGGAGTTCCTGAGGATCAGTGGAAGGATTGGGCGTCAGGTCTTATGGCGATTGACGTATTTCAAAATGACGCTATGCCGAACCCTGCTTTGTATGAGGATTGGCAGGGCTGGGCGACCGCCATGATTGGCGCGATAAGTCCGAGGAACTGATATGGCTGCGATGTCTCTTGATGATTGGTTGAAGAGTCAAAACGCTTATTACTTGGATGGCGGATATGAGCCTGATCAAGCTTATAAGCAATTATGGGCTGGACCTTATGACCAATATAAAAGGCAGGCTGATTTAGATGCTTTTGGTGGTCGCCAAACTTACTCTGGTAAGGCATTCAATCCAATTTTTCCTGATTCTGTTGGATGGGCGAATGTAGGTGTTCAGGGCGGCGGCGGCATTCAATATAGCACTCAGAATCCATCGGAAGATGATAGGCCATATCTAAGGTATTTTGCTCCCAATGGGACTATGCCATTTTTGGGTGAACAAGATGGCGGTTTGGGATACTACTCTGGAGATGAAGAAGACAGAGTTTGGAATCTTCTTCGTGATACATCTGGCAATCCGATAACAAAGCAGTCTCTCGGCCTTGATAAGACCTACGGATATGACTCATACGAAAACGCAAAGAATACGTTTTCCTCTGGGTATGTGCCGTGGAACATCGACAATGTAAGTGAAGGACTTTCCAATCGTCATCCGTTTAACCTTAATGCGCTGTGGGGTGGCACTCAGTATGCGCAAGGTCGAGTGACTGACTGGAATCATCTTGATCCTACTCAATACCAAGCAAACTACATTGCCGCGAATACTCGTAACGAGCTTTGGAATGAGTATGATCGGCTTACCGCTCAAGGAGTGAGGCCAGCGAAGAATCCCGATGAAGTGGCGCTGGATTTTTACGTCAAGAACGTAGGCCAGAACGGCAATCAATTTGGCTACGGACCGGGCGCTAATACTGCTCTGATTACTGAGGCGGTGAAGCATCAATTCCTGAACAGTCCGGACGTAATTCAAGCGCGAGGCACGACATACCAGACGCCTCAGGGGAAGATGGCTGACATTGATGCGTTTGGAACTGCGCATCAGGCTGGAGTTCCGACTTGGCAGGTATTTGAGAAGCAAGGCTATAGCAGCGGATTTAATATCGGATCACTGATTCCGGCGATCATTGGCGCAGTTGCTCTTGGGCCTATGTCTGCAGCATTTGCTGGAACTCTTGGCGCTGCAGGCGGTGCCGCATTGGCTGGAGCTTTGATTGGCGGTGTGACAACAGAGATTGGCGGCGGCGACTTCCTTAAAGGCGCATTGACTGGTGGCGTTACTAGCGGACTTGGTAGTGCGCTGAGCGGTGGCTTAGGAGCTACAGCTTCAAACCCAATTTATGATATTTCACCAGTCCCGGCTGGAATTGTTGAGTCAGGAGCAAGCGGACTTTCTGGTGCTGCATTAGAGGCTTCCAACTTATCTAGCGGAATGTCTGCTGCGCTTGTTAGCGAAGGTCTTCCCAAGCCTATTGCCGATGCCTTAGTAAAAGCTACTACCGTTGCGGTTAAAACCGGCCTTGCTGGCGGAGACATTGGGCAAGCGGTCCTTGGAAGCCTTGTTAATTCCGGAGTAGGTGCCGGTGTATCTGAAGGTCTTTCTGGAGCGGATGTTCCTAAAGACATTGCCAAAGCAATAACCAGTATTGCTACTCCGGTGATATCGACAGCAATTCAAGGTGGTGACGTTTCTGCCGCTCTGACAAATACCTTGATCAAGGGTGGTTTTAATTTAGCAAGCAATACGATCAATGAGGCAATCAATACTGCCAATCAGAACTCAAGGGACGTTGAAGCTCAGGCTGGCGGATATTACGGTGGAGCAGCACCGACTACCATAGCTCCTCCCGTTGTAGCTGGTAACGACTTGTCGCCGGTTAAATATGCTGACGCATCAGGTTTAGGTGGAACCAGAATTGATGTTGTAGGCTCTCCTTATTATAAGGAGAGCGAAGGTGCTGAAACACTTGATATTCCAAATGGGATGCGTCTTGCTTCTTACGATGAGTTAAATAAATTAATTGATTCTGGAGGTTCGGCATCCGTTCTTCCCGATGGAACTATGGCATTCATTGTTCCGGATGAATCGCCACCGCCTACTTCTACAGAAGCTCCTGTTATTGCTCCTGAGGTTCAAGAAAATACTCAATCTCCTGAGTCTCTTTTTGTCGATCAGGCAATAAACAATATTGTTAATCCTCCGACAGAACCGCCAGTTGGGGGGCAAACGCAAAATTTTTTGCCTCCGCTAGAGGCAGTCAATAACACTCCGGATCAGTCAATGGTAAACGACCAGATATCCAACTTGACTGCTTTACAGCAGCAGGAAATAAGTGATCGAATTGCTCAAGGTGAATCTTTGGAGCAAGCTCTTGCCAATGTTAAAACTGGACTTACAGATCAACTTACTGGCGTTCAAACAGGACTTACGAATCAATTCCAAACTGGACTTGAAAATCTTGGCTCTCAATTTTCTAATGAATTGACAGGAGTTCAGCAAGGATTTCAGACTCAATTTGATCAACTAAGTGACGCACAAAAAGATCAGGCGCTGGCTTTGTTGAGCCAAGGGCAGTCACTTGAGCAGGCCATTAGTAGCGTCCAGACAGGTTTGACTGAGCAGATTGGTGACGTTCGAACAGGTTTAACCGAGCAAATCACAGGTCTTGAAAGTAATTTCCAAGCTCAGTTTGATCAATTAAATGATGCTCAAAAAGATCAGGCATTGGCTTTTTTGAGCCAAGGGCAGTCACTTGAAAGTGCTATTGACAGTGTTAAGACAGAACTGACCGGTCAACTTCAAACAGGAATTAATGAACTAGATACAAAAATTAATTCTTATATTCAATCAGGAATTGACAGAGATACTGCGACTCAATTAGCAATTGATGACTTGAGTTACGATGTCACTCAGTCCAATGAAGATATTAACCGCCAACTTTCAGAGCTTGGTCTTGAGACTGGAAATCGGTTTGAGGGTGTCAATAATCAAATAACCAATTTGTCTGGTGATATCAATTCTCTTGAAGCAAACATTAATGCCTATATGCAGTCAGGTCTTACAAGAGATCAGGCTATGCAAATGGCAATTGATGATCTTGGAAATGATTTTACTCAATCTAACGAAGACATTAATCGTCAACTGACTGAGCTTGGACTTAATACTGGAACTCAGTTTGAGGATGTTAATACTCAAATTAATTCTCTTCAAACAAACATTAATGCCTACATGCAGTCAGGTATCGACAGAGATACAGCGACGAGAATGGCAATTGATGACTTGAGTGAAGATGTCACTCAGTCCAATGAAGACATTAACCGTCAACTTACCGAGCTTGGTCTTGATACCGGCACTCAGTTTGAAGAGGTCAACAATCAAATAAGTAATTTGGGCGGAACTCTTGCTAATTATGGTGGCACTCTTTCTGGTTTACTTGGAACTGTTTCAGGTTTGGGTGGAACTGTTTCAGGACTTTCGCAAAATGTTGCGACTGGACAGGCTCAAACTCAGAGGCAACTTGAAGGCATAAATTACCAAAACACGATGGAAAAGCTTGGAAAAATTTTAGCCGAGCCTAATCAGAAATATGACAGTCCTTTAAAGTCTTATCTCCAGCCGAGTTTTGTTAATTCAGGTCAGGCTCAGCCGTCTCAGGAAAAAGACTACTCTCAGATTATTGGTGAGCTTGCTTCGGTCCTCGGTAAGCGCGGCTACAAGGTCGGCGGTGAAGTTCGCCATGAAGACAATCCTGTAGAGTTCATTCCCGGCCCTGAGGATCGATACTACGCTCGCCACATGAAGAGAGGCTTTGCGGTGAATGGTCCGGGGACGGGTCAGTCGGACGACATTCCTACGATGCTTGCGGACGGCGAATACGTGATCGACGCGGATACGGTCGCTGCCCTTGGTGACGGCTCTTCCAAGGCTGGCGCACAGGCTTTGGACAAGTTTCGTGAAAATATCCGGGCGCATAAAAGATCAGCGCCTACTGATAAAATACCCCCGAAGGCCAAAAGCCCTTTGGAATACCTGAAAATGGCGCAAAAGCCGAAAGGAAGCAAACATGGCTAGTTTCACTCAAGGCGATCCGATGCCGGATGTGCAGACGACGCAGACCACTGCGACGACTGCTCCGGAATGGTATAACAACTATCAAAGTCAGCTTGCCAGTGGTGCGATGAATGCCGTCGATACCGGTGGCGTTGCTGGCTTTAGCCCCCTGCAGACGCAGAATTTTGCCAATGCGCCTACAGCCATTCAGGCGGGTCAGCCTGCATTGGCTCAGGCGACGCAGACCGCTACGAACGTGGCGACGCAGCCGTTCATGCAGAACATCGATCAATACATGAACCCCTACACGCAGCGGGTCATCAGTGAGATTGGGCGGACTGGCCTTCAGAACTTCCAGAACAGGCTGGCTCCTGCAGCGACTGCCGGTGCGGTAGGGTCGGGTCAGTTCGGATCGAAGCGAGGCATGCAGGTCTACGGCAACGTGGCGCGTGAATCCGCGCTCGATACCAGCGGCCTTCAAGCTAAGTATCTAGCGCAAGGCTTTGACGCTGCAACGGCTGCAGCGAAGGCGCAGGCTGAGCTTAATCTCAATGCATCAAAGACGCTTGGCGAACTCAGTGGCCGCGCTTATGAGCAAGGTGTAGGTGGCCTTGATGTGATGTCTAAGCTTGGCGCTCAGCAGCAGGCGCAGGAGCAGGCTCAGCTTGACTACCCGATGAGCGCACTGACGAAGGCTTCGAACGTGATGAGAGGCTTTCAGGTGCCGACATCTCAAACTCAGACGTTCAAGGGTCCGATGCCGGGGGCGTATCAGCAGTCCGGTCTTGCTCAGTTGCTTCAAGTTCTTTCTACCGCTGGCCTTCTTGCAAGTCCTACGGGTAGGGATGGAACCGGTCCTTCTGCTGGTGGCAACTTGATTAAGGGCGCTGGAAGTTTAATTCAAAAAATTCCCGGACTAAGCACGTTGTTTGGTTCTAACGGTTCAACACCAATTACTGATCCTGAGGTTATAAATTGGGCCAATTCATTGGGCGGCTGGAATCAAAATACTGGACAAATTGATTGGGGTGCTATTGAATCAGCTACAGGAACTTGGGGCGAATAATTATGAATGAAGAAAACGGCAATGAACCTACCAGTGGTCTTCAGTCTTTATCTAATAAACCGGCTCAATTTGGTCAGCCACAGCCCGCTCCCATCGCTCCGGAGCGGATGGTCACAAAAGAGACTATCGACCCTCTGACAAAGGCAAAGATTGAATACGACGGTCAAAGGCGTGAAATTAATGCCACTATCAGAAGTCTTATTGAAGGCCTTGAGGCTCGTATTTCCGGCCCTCAGGACCTCTTCATGGCATTGGCGCAGGGCTTTGGCGCACCTACTCGCGGCGGCAGTTTTGGTGAGTCTCTGAGCAATGCGTTGGGTGGGGTAAGTGCTGTCCAGAAAGAGCGTCGCGGAATTGAGACTGATCTTGCGAAGATGAAGCTTGATCTTAGTTCAAGAGAGCTTGAGCAAAGCAAAGATAACATGCTCAGCGGCGCGATCAGCCAGTTAAGTGGTCAAGGAGGTCAAGGCGGTCAAGGCGGTATGAATCTGTCTCCTCAGGCCGCACAAATGGTTCGCATAGCATCTGTCCTTGATCCAAAGTCAGCCATTACTAATTTGCTTAAATTCACGCTCGACGAGTCTAAGAGTGCTGAAGCTGTTAAGGCTTTGAACGCTTACATTTCAATGCTTCCTCCTGAGCAGCAGGCAGAAGCAAAAGCGTTTGCCGCACGATCTAACATCTACGGCAGGGAGACAGATATAGTTACTGCAGAAAAAACCATTCGTGATTTGGTTGCTGCTCAACGAATTAGTCCGGAAGAAGGTAATGCAAGAATAGCAAGCCTCCGTGGTCAAGGCGCTCCTTCTGCCGCACCATCCGCGCCTTCAACTCCTGCAAATCTACCTTCTGCAAATTTACAAGGCGATCCGCGAAATATTTTTGCTCAAATTGATCAGCATCCAGACCCTGCGATACGTGAAGAAATGAGGCAGGCTTATATTCGCCAATTGTCTGAACAAAAGCCAGCAACTCCATTTGTTCCAAAAACAGAAAATCAACTTGCTGTAGAGAGAGTAACTGGTGAAACTAAAGCCAAAGCTGACGTTGAACGAAAAGCAAAAAGTGTTCAATCTTTTTCTGATCAAAATGATCAGTCTTCTTCAAACATTAGAACTGCCGATCAAATTTATAAAATTGTAGAAAAAAATCCCGGTGGTTTTGGAATTTTTTCAAAGCCGGGTTGGCAGTCTGCTATTGGTCAGCTTGCGGAAACTGGGATTAGAGTTGGTCCTTATAATGTATCAATTGCTGATATTAGAGGGGCAATGCTTCGTTCCGGAGAATTTTCTCAAGAAGAAATTAACGCAGTAAGTCAGGTTGAGCAGTTGGCAATTCAACAGCAATTAGCTATTGCTGCAGGAGAAAAAGGATCAGCATCAAACCTTGAGCGAGCTTTGTTCGCGCAAGCTGTAATTAACACATCCGACAATCCTAAAATGATTCAATATAAAGCTGAACTATTAAGGGTTTCAGGACACAGGGCAAAAGAGCTTTATAAGTCTTGGAGAGAATTTGAAAAGTCGAATAAAGGCGACATTGAAGACTATAAAGATTCTGATAATTTCCGTGTTATAAATCAAAAATACGATGATGCTCTTAATAAACTTCGTGATGCATACGGAAAATAATTATGTCTGAAGAATTTGAAATTAAAGGTCCATCTGTATCAGGCGCTCCTATTGTTTTTTTCAATAATGAGAAAGATGATTCTATAAATGAAGTTAATACATCTCAAGAATTTGAGATAAAACCGCCTAGCAATACAAATGAAAACAAAGAATCAAATAAATCGTATTTAAATTTATTTGATTTAATTACGCCAACAGCTACTACTGCTGCTGCTGGTTTTGCAACTGGATTAGCGGAAAGGCGTTTTCCTCAAAAAGAATCTAGCTCTGCTGTTATCAATGAAATAAAAAAACTTGCTGCTTCCGGAAATATAGACGAGGCATTACGTCTCTCCCAAATTGAGTTTGGTGGTGGTATTTCAAAGATGACGGACGTTAATGATCTTCAAGGTAGAGCTTCTGGCCCTAAAATTGAAGGCGCTTCTGGAGTAAGAAATTGGACAATTGCTGAAGCCGGTCAAAGGCATCAGATGCCTGAGGCAATTCTTGATATTGCTACAGACAAAACAAAAGATTCTCCAACTGGCGGAAAGCGGTTAATTGAGCAAGATTTAATAAACCAAGAAAAAATTAAACGTCTTGGGTATGGAAATTACGAACTGTCCGGGCGAGGTCCCGGTCAATTGCAATTACCAAATGAATATTCCGCCAAAGCGGCACCATCAACCAGACCTGATTTTTCAAAGCAAATTAAAGAAATTGAAGAACTAATTTTTAGAGGCAGAAAAGCTGAAGCAATTAGCAGATTGTCTGGTTTGTTTGGTGGCGGGCCATTTAAAGGTGCGCTAATGGGAGGGCTTGGTGGACTTCAGCTTGCTGGCGCTGCGCAAGCGGCGAAAGCTGGCGATATACCAACAGCAGCAATTCAAGGCGTTGGCGGACTTGGATCGCTTGCTTCACTAATTCCCAAAGTAGCACCAAGGCTTATTGGTGGCGCTGCTGGACTCGCCTCAATTCCCGCTCAATTTATGTATGAAGCCTACAAAGGCATTCCTAAAGAGCAAATGGAAAATGTTGCTGCTAGGAAAAAATTTGAGTCTCTTGGAGCGCCTACTCCGGAAGAGATTGCTTTTTATGAGCGGATGAGGCCAGCAACGAGCAGATAGGCTCTTTGTTTCCTGCGATAGCCTTTTTCGCCTCATAGACCGCAATCAGCTTCGACGCAAACTCGCGCAGGTCGATGTCTCTGTCTGGGTATAGACCGTTCGGGTCCCTGTTTTCGCAGTAGAAGTAAACCTGCTTTACGAGGTCTTCAAATTCATTCTTTGTCATGAGTTTCCTCCGGTGTAGGCAAGTAGTCTATGGTCTGGATGCTTTGCGTCGATACCCGCCAAGAATCCCTTTTCAAATGAGGTCTTCTGGACCAAGGCAATGAGCTTCCCAAGGGAGGTCCCGTAGGTCTTCAGTCCGTGGTCGTAGTCTTGTGAGTTATCGAAGACTTCATTCCAGTCGATCACAAGGTCGCCCTTCTCGTTTACTTCAGCCCATTCAATCATGACTTTTCCTTTTAAAATTTCCCACACCTTCGCCGGGAGCGTTTTGCCTGTCGATGCAGACTTGGCACTTCCACAGTTTACGATTGAGCCTCGTCATAGGGACAAGCTTCACGGCTTCCCGGCGTTGACAGCTTTGGCATAACTTGCCGGTCATAGCGTCCTGACAATCGCGGAATAGCAGCGGTATGCATTAACTGGATCAGCAAGCGCAGACTCCCATGCGGCGTCAATCTCAGCCGGTGAAAGTTTGAAATGCCGCACTACCTTGTTAAATTTAAACCGTAGCTGTTGGCGTTGAATTACCATT